CAGTCAGTGCGCTATGCGCTAGTGCTTACAGACCAGTCGGGGCTATTATGGTGGTGTTTGAGGGATCCGAGTTAACGCTCGTGGGATGTTTCTTTCGCTATCGTAATTACCTGGTGACAGCACGTCACGTTGCTAACATGGTGCACAGCGGCGTTTCAGAGGTCTATTTAGTCGGGGTGGAGAAAACTCCCCGCGGAACAGTCCTCTTGAAAACATCGAAGCCGCACCGCGTTGACCGTGATATGTTCGATCTCGACCTGAACGAGTTTACCTGCGAGTCTTTAGACGTCTTCGCGCGGAAGTTGGGAGCTTCGGCGTGGGGTGCCATCGGGCTACAGCAAGTGTCTACAAAGAAACCTAGCGCACATCGACTGAATATAAACAGTTGTGGTTTTGTGAATGGGGTGATGCAGACAGGATGTGGAACTACCATGAAAAGTAAGGGACAAGCATTAGAACTCGGCCACACCGCCTCAACGCGAAATGGCTTTTCAGGATCACCAGTGTTCGGTGGTGGCAGCGTTATTGGAATGCACGTGGCCGGTCAACCAGATCATAACATTATGGTTCGCATGGAAGCAATCGCTCATTTTCTGCCTACAGAAGAAAGCAGAAACCCCGATGATGTTGAGTACGAAGAGAAGTACAAGTATCAAGGGGAGCCTGAGGATTATTACAGTGAACATGGTGTTAATGTAGGAGTTACTGCCAACGGTCGCGCGCGTTTTGTGAGTGAAGAAGAGTTAGCCCGAAACGGCTACGACGCAACGGATAGGATTTCTTACGCGGACTTTTTGTCAACGAAAGGGCGGAACTGGGATGATTACTCAGATGACGACGACGATGACTATAGAGTGATGAGACGCCGCAAGGAGAATGCTAGACCGCCAAAACGCATATTTGATGAAAGGGAACCCGTTCCTAAAAAGGCACCCGCAGTGTTAACAACGATCATAAAACGCTGTGAGGATGTGTCGCCTGTCCACTGTGGAAAAACTCCCGCAGAGAATCAGGAAGTAGTCAAATATTTCGCCGAAAGGGAAGAGGAAATTGCAAAACTGGGATACGTATCCGGGGAGCAGACTTACCCCGACATCAATATGCACACGGAAAAAATCAGTGGAATCAAACACTTAGAACTATTCGAAGCCAACGTTAAACGTTGTCGAAAGCCTCCTAGTGATAAAGAAATTGAACGCACTGTGAATCTGTTAGAAGCGATGATGCCGGCTAATAAGTTTGAGCCGAAGAAAGGTTACAGATCTCCCGAGAACATAATGAGAATTATTGACTCAAACTTGGTGAATGAGCGCAAGAGCGCAGGAACACCGCATCAACAAGTAGGATTGGCCACCAATGGCGACGTTCTGCGTAAACTGGGAAAGACCGGTGTCGTAGAATTAGTCGAACGTGAGTGGGGAGCTGCTTTACGGTTGAAATTGTTCTTGAAAGCTGAAGCGGCGAAACGCAAGAAATTGGTCAATGGTATGCCTCGTTGTGTTACCGGTTTCCCTCTCGAAAAAATGATCAAAAATCAAGCCTTGTTTAAGGAGATGCTTGATGTAGCAGTGGCTAATTGGAAAGATAGCCCAATCAAGTACGCTTTCTCACCCGGCAATCCAGGTCACTGTGAACATTTAGCCACGCTCTTCAAAAGGAGGGAAGTGGTTGAGTGCGATAAGAAGAATTGGGACTATAACATGTTCGGTTACTTCTTTGTGATTCTG